CTTCGGCAATGCTCTTGATCAGGGTATAACTGTTGATGTTGGCTCCGGCCTTGAACCTCGAGCTCGCACAGATATTTAGGTAGTCTATGACAATTAAGTCAGGTCTAAAGTTGCGCTTGAGCTGTAGTTCTTTGAGCAGACTCTTGAAGTGACCGGTATGTGCACCTGCAGTTGGATACTCTTTGATGATGAGTCGGCCCTGTGTCTTTTCTGTGATCTTGGCAACACGATTGTCAAAGATGGGCCTGGGCAGATCCTTGAGCTGGTCCATGGTGATATTCATCAAATTGGCATCAATGCGTTCTGCGATGCGCTCTTCGGCCATCTCCATGGTAATGTACAGGACATTCTTGCCCTGTGTAAGGGTGCTGGCTGCGACGTGACACATGAACAAACTTTTACCAACACCCGTCCCTGCCAAGGCTACATTGAGAGTCTTGTTGGGCATGCCACCATTGGTAATTTTATTGAACAGATCCAAATCAAATGGAATGCGATTTTCTACCTTGTGATAGAAGTCATAGCGAATGGCTGCATCTTCCAGATAGTCATGCCCTACACGATTGTCGAATCCAACGCTTAGAGCTTCTTGCAATAGGCTGGGTATGGCATCCTGATTGTGTTCACGATCCTTGCCATCAATGATGCCGATGCTCTTTAGTATGGCATTGTACACGGCTCGATCCTTGCAGAACTTTTCGGTCTCGGCCATGAGCCAGTCCATTTCAGCTGTGCTGGGTTCGAGATTGATGACAATTTCTGCTCGTGTCTTGTATTCATTCTCCTTGAGACTTCGATCGTTCTGAAGTTCAATGGTCAGTACATCGATGTTGGGAGCCTTGTTGTAGGTCTTGTAGAATTCGTCGATTATGTTGAACACATGTCGTTCGGCTTCGTCATTGAAATATTCGGAACGAACAAACGGCAAAATGCTGCGGGCATAATCGACGTTGTGAATCAAACTACTGAGTATCAGTGTTTCTAGCTTCATGCTCTTGATAGTGTTGTACGGCTTTGTGAATGATATCTTCGATGATGGGTGCCAAGATGCCATCAAAAGCATCTTTGTCGTTGCGCTCGGGATCTGTGCCCGGTGTAGTACTTAAGAAATTAAAATCTATGGCAACGTCGTTGCTTTCATCGGAAAGATCAATGCTGTTGATGCTGATTACAGTTTCATTGAATTGCCCCTCTTCGATTTTTACTCCCCAAACTTCTTCACCATGTCTCCAGGGACTATACTTGACCAGCATTTTCAAACTCCTCATCTAATTCTTGTGTGCTGAGATCGGTCTGCACCAAACTGGTATTGCTGACCTGATATTGATCCTTGATGTAATCTCTGAACTCTTTGTTGGTTATGATGGGCATCCAAAAGTCCTTGCTATAGGTATCTTTTTGTCGATACTTGGTTTCTGAGCCCTTGTGTGCATACCAGCCATTGCTGGGTTTGACCACAAAACCACCTTCCATGGCAATGTCCAAGAGACCGGACCATTGACTGATGCCACCTTCGAAGCTTACCTCAATGGGAATCTTGCTCTTTTCACGAACATGACGACTCTTTTCCACATTGATGATGAAGTTATATCCAATGAGCTCCTGACCTTCTTTTTCTTGCTGGCGACCGATGATGTAGATGTTGTCGGCGCTATAGTAAACACCAGTACCACCACTTACGACATCCTTGGGAAACAGTCCCATTTCTTTATAGGTATGATTGACCACAATCATGGGAATGTCTTTGATGGTCAGATGCGGCGTTACCATGCGGAACAAACTCTTGAGCTGCTTGGCTCGACTCATGTCGGCTACGCTTTTGCCTTCGAGTGCATCTTCGACTTCTTTCTTGCTGGCTAGGTTGCCAACTGAGTCAACAATAATAATGATATGATCACCACGTTCAATGCTATTAAGCTGCGCCATGCTATCGTGTTTGAGCTGTTCAATATCCGTAATCGGAGTATGGACGACTCGGCCGGTATCAATACCAAAGCTGTCAAAATAAGATTGAGGACTACCAAACTCGCTATCGTAAAATAAAACAACGGCGTCATTGTACTTCTCCATGTAGCTCTTGGCCAACAAGAGCGCAAAGGCTGTCTTAAAGTGTTTGCTAGGACCGGCAAATACAGTGAGCCCTGGTGTAAGGCCGCCGTCTAGTCTGCCGCTCAGAGCAACGTTGATCATGGGAACCGAAGTCTGAATCATGTCCTTGGCATTGAAGAACTTGCTTCGGTTAAGTATTTCGGTGTCTTTGATGGTTGAATTCTTTTTGAGTCTATCTATGAGTGACATGTATATCTCCTGTATTTTTAGTATTGTAGTATGTTGATGTATGAAAATCGATGACCATTAGGCAAAAAGACTCTCTAGAGTGGCCTGTGGTTTGGCTGACCAACCCATGCCTTCTAGAATAGTATTTAATGGTTCCAGAAAGGACTTCTGGAACATGGTATCATAATCAATGAACTTCTGCAGATCGAACTCTGCGGGTATGCTGCCTATGAAGGCAATGCAATTTTCACCAATGTTATTGGGAACTTTTAGATAGATGAACTTGATCTTGTCACCTTCGCGAATGCGTTCATATTTCTTTTCCAGACTTCGAACCTTGAGCTGATGATTGTACAACAGACTGGCACGAACATGCATGGGCGTTCCCTTGCGATAGATCTTGGCTGCATCACCATATTCAGTTAATCCATTCACACCACGCGGAAAGGCTATGGCTTCGGGTCTGAGCTGTCGGTATTCGCTTTCGGTTTCCTGAATAAATTTCTGAAGCGTTGCTTCATTCTTTGTAAGCGCAAGACCAACTGCTTTCTTAAGAGCCTTACGAGCATATTCAGGAGTGCTTGAACGAACAATCTCCAGGCCCATGACTTTAAGTTTAGGCTCAGCATAGCTAACACCTTCGTTATTATAAACATTTAAGGCATACCTTTTCTTGGCAACCCAAATGCCTCTATCAGCAATGGCTTCACGCTTAAACTTTATCTTCTTGTCAAAGGCATTGGTATAGTCGGCTAGCTTGTCGCAGGCCTTGTTTAGTACAGATTCAATCTTTTCCGCACAAATCTTGTCTAGTATTTCGACAATCTTGTCCTTGGGTAGATCCTTATAGAATTTTTGCACCAAAGGATCCAGAGTAACATAGCATGAATCAGTGTCCGAATAAAAACTATAATCTACATTGGTGGTACCACAGATCTGGTTCAGCCAACGATTCAACTCCAGGCCAACAGTCTGAATGATGTATTGTCCGGTCAGTGTGATGCCTTCGGCGATGCGATCGTCATAGTATCTGAAGAACTCATTGCCCCAGGCACCAAACAAACTATTGAGCTGAATCTTTCGAGCCATCTGAAAGTTATTAAATTTGGCAATCTGATTCTGATGGAACGGCTGCTTGGTCAGCTCATACTGCTTTTGAGCTTCAATCATCTGCTTCTTGTATTTCTGTCGATCATCGAACAACTTTTGAACTATCTCTGGAAACACGCCCTGAGTATCAGTTTTAAAGTTATAACCATTGGCCGTTAAACACAATCCATCTTCTTTTAGGCTATGCAGATTGTGCTTCTGATCCAGTAGTTCTTCTATGGTGGTCTGCAAGAAGCCTGGCACCATGGTTTCGGGACTTAGATTGTACTGCATGATGATGCTGGGATACAGACTGGTGGCATCAAAACTCACCACCCAATCATACTTGCCAGGACGTGGTTCCTTGACATAGGCTCCAATGATCTGGCGAGCACGTTTGCTGGTGTCACGCTGATGTACAATGATGTTCTTGTTCCAGAGATGATTGTATAAAATGCAATCCCAGGTTCGAACTGCACTGAAAATGTCGGTAAAGTTACACTTGGCATCATAGGCCATGGTTAGGATGAGCTCAATGAGCTTCATTTTTTCTTCGAGCTGATCTACAAGCTCGGTATCTACCACGTTGTACTCTACGAATTTCTGCCAGTCATTTTTATAAAAGTCTCGGAAGCTGTCGTATTCATCATAGCTTAGTTTTTCTTTGCCTAACTCTACCTTGGCAATGTAGTCTAGTTTATAGCTTTCCTGTGCAGTATAAGTAAATTTTCTATAGAGGTCTATGTAGTCCAGAGCTGTAATGCCCAGGATGTCTACGGCTAGCTGACTCTTGCCATACTTTTCTACTTCACGCTCATTGGCTATGCCCCAGGGGCTCAACTGCTTGGCTGCATCTTCACCCAACACTCGCTTGATGCGATTCAACAAGTAGGGCATGTCAAAGAACTCAATGTTCCAGCCTGTAATGATGTGCGGATAGTTGGCAGACCAATAGTCTAAGAATCGTTTCAGGAGATCATATTCATCCTTGCAAAGGATGTAGCTATGATTGCTTTTAATGGGTTCGGCATGTCTGGAGCCAAAGGTCACAATCTGCTTGGTGGCATAGTCCTGCACCGTAATCAACAGAATGCTTTCTGCGGGGTTGCGAACATCTGGAAAACCATACTCAGCCGTAGTCTCGATGTCCAGGCTCAGGGTGCGAATTTCTCGAATATCAAAGTCAATTTCACCAGGAAACAGTTCGGTGATGTACTGATAGGCAAAGTTGGTATTGCCATAGATGGCAAAATTATCCACATCGCCATAGCGTTTCATGTAGTCTTTGGCTTCGTTGATGCTGTCGAATCGTATGCTCTCTAGGGGTACTCCCATGAGACTTCGATGTTTGCTTTGTTTGTTCTTGCTGGGTAACCAGAGAGTGGGCTTGAATTCTAGCCGTTCTTGAACGCTTCGTCCTTTGTTTACGCCACGAACCAACAACCGGTTGCCGTACTGGACGACGCTTGTGTAAAATCGCATAAAGGGTTCTCCTGAATCCCTACATTATAAATAACCATGGTGGATTTGTCAATAGCTTATTTTTCATCTAATCTAAGAGTATTTATGGTTATGGGCCCTGAAAATCACCATCAAAAAGGAAAACAGAATGCGTGCAGTTATCGCTGCAATCTGCGCATGTCTTGTTATGTTCACAACCTTGGGTGCCAACGCGCAAACGACCAATTCTAGTACCACAAGTACAACCAACGGCACAACTACCAACAACACCACACTCATCAACCAAGGAACCTACGATTCCAAAAGTCTGGTTGATACTAATTCCACAAGCAACAGCACCAGCTCGGTTACTACCAACAATGTCAGTACCAGCACTAGTACCAACACCAATCTCTCAACGGTGAACAGTACCAGCACCAACAACAATAACAATGTGAATACTAGTACCAGCACTAGTACCAATGTCAACACCAACAACAATGTTCAGAGCGGTACAGTAACCAACAACAATAACAACAACATGAGTGGTTCGGTTACATATACCAACAACAACATAAATTCCGGTACTCAGACATTTAACAACAACAATGTCAATGCCAGCACAAGTACCAGCAACAATACCAACACCAATGTTAACCAAAACATTCAAAGTGGCAGCATAACCAACATCAAACAAAATACCAGTACAAGCGACAATACCAATCGCAACATCATGAGTGGTTCGGTTACCTACAACAACAATAACGTCAACACCAGCACCAGTGTAAACACCAACAACAACATTCAGACTGGTGACATGACCAACCGCAACATCAATACCAGTACCAGCACCAGTACTAACAACAACATCAATACCAGTACTAGTCTGAATAAAAATGAGAACATCAATACTGGTACCATGAACTACAATAACAACAATGTAAACCAAAGCAATAGTACGGCTGTCAATACAAATAACAACATTCAGACCGGGGACATGACCAACCGTAACATCAATCAGACAACTGCAAATACAACCAATACAAATAACAACATTCAGACCGGTGACATGACCAATCGCAACATCAACAATTCAACATCTATATCAGCATCCAACAATCAAAATACCAACATCAACTCCAGCACCGCTGTTAATCAGAACATTCAGACCGGTGACATGACCAATAGAAATATCAATGAAACTACAATTACTCAAAGAGTCATTCAGCCTCCACCTACGGCCATAGCGCCAGCCATGATGAGCGGTGGCGGCCAGGATCTGTGTACTACAGGTCAATCTGGTGCCATACAAACACAAATGTTTGGCATGGCCTTGGGTGGTACTGGTCGTGATTTAAACTGCGAACGGTTAAAGTTGAGCAAAACCCTATATGACATGGGCATGAAGGTTGCTGCTGTTGCCACCATGTGCCAGGATCGCAGAGTGTTTGAAGCCATGATGGCAGCTGGTACACCTTGCCCCTATGAAGGTCAAATTGGCGAACGTGCTCGCGAACTTTGGGCAGCCAATCCACATAAGATTCCCAAATACGATTATAAAACCGAAAGTGAAGTTCCCAAGATGGATCCAGTAAAATATTCAGCCAGCGCTTTTAGATAATGGACGACTTTAACCATAAGCATTATGAGTATCGTTGGACCAAGGGTTTTGGCATAGCCATACTCTTGGCCTTGGTCCTGCTAGTAGGTGCAGTATATGCTCAGACTTCACCTAATACACCAAGTGGCTATAGTATTGATAGCACAACCGGGAATCTTATACAAAATCCTACAATGACATCAGGAACTGGTTGGACTACTTCAGGGATGACTGGTTCTTATACACCAGATGGTTATATTTTTAGTTATACATCTAGTACTACAGAGCAAAATATAAACTTAAATGCTATAAACTTTGGTTATCAAAATACAAGTGCTGTATTTGCTACTAGCATCATGTATGGGTTCAAGTATAGATTTCAGTGTGCTAATCAAATAGGCGGTGTAAAAAATTTAGTTGAAGCTGGCAACGACTGTAGTGATCTGAATGGTCCTCAAGATACTCTACATGCAACATTTACTGCATATAAGTCTGATAATACTGTGGATTATACAGCTACTTACCAATTAGGGTTAAAAAATATAAATGATGGTAATCCAGCGTATAATCCAACATGGCAACAATTAGCTGAAACATATACTTTCTCTAGTCCTAGAGGTATAAATTTACTGGGTTCAGCTAAACTAAGTATAACAGGTATGGATGCTGGATTTTGGGGCTGCAATCCAGACTGCTATGGTCCTCAGATAAAAGATGCTTATATGAGATTAAACTATAGTGTTGACCCTTGTATACTCAATCCAGCATTCAATCCTAGCTGCCCGGGATTTCAAAACATACTACAAGGATCTAAAAGTCCTGCGTTTTATTATAGTTATAATATAGCACAGTCTCTGCCTCACATAGGTGGAGGTGTTATCCTCCATGGCTATGATTATGGCTTCAATTGGTGGAACTATGGAGCCTGTTATAATACATTCATGTTCTGGTGTACCGATTGGCGATCTAATGGTGGTGGCAATATTAACTTTAGAATTAGCGATAAAAACAATACCACCTTGTTTCAAAATCAATGGTATGTTGCTGGTAACAATTCGGGTGGTAGTTATAGTAATAGACACTTGTTCACTGAAAACATCAACAGTCTAGACATGGGTTCAATACAGTGGTGGACTAGTGATGTTTGGAATCATTTTGGTTGGGTTGGTTGGACTAGACCTATTTGGACACCTGACCCATGTTTCAGCCAACCATTGTATAGTCCTAATTGCAGCAACTTTAATGCAGAAATCAAAAGATTGGCAGCCGAACAAAAAGCTCTACAGGATGCGCAGCTGGCGATAACAGTAGCCAGCATAAGTACAACGCCTACAAGCACTGTCACTACAACCATAATAGATGCCACGACAACCAATCCAACGGTCACTGTGACCACAGAAACTCCTAACAGTACTTTGCCAGTTACTAACACCAAAACCTCTACTGCTGCAACATCAACTGCTTTGGTTGGTGATGCCATGAGCCCAACTTCGGGAGCGTCAAGACCGGGTCTTCGTTTAGACTCACAGGACTCAACCAATGCAGCACTTAGCCTCATAAGAAACAACCAGCAGCGAGAAGCGGCCACGGCCAATCAGGCCAGTCAAGGTGCAATTCAAAATGCTGCTTCTATTGCAACAGCTAGCATGCGTCAAGCAGAAAGTCTAGCTCTTGATGCGGTTACAAGAAGTCAGAATCAACAAATTCAAACAGAAACACACACGGAAAATAACTTGACTGCTGCTAGATCAGATGCCTCTGTAACTTTAGGACCCACTCAGGGTTCTGTCAGCGTAGTGACTCAGGCCATTCAGCAACGCAATATTCAATCTACAAGCATGGATAACGAACAGACTGCATCTACAACAGCAGCTAGTACAAGCACCAGCGCAGTTGTGCAATTCAATGCCATGGCTGTAACGCCCGTTCAAATATTAAGAGAATTTAATCCTCTGCAAAGTTCAGCAGTATCTCAGACTACAACAGCATCCGTTGCTGCATATCAACCACCGCTACAACAAAGCCCATTCGAAACTCAAACAAACACAATTCAAAACGATCAACAAGTCAATATTGGCGCCCTACAAATTAATGTTTTACAACCACAAGCACAGGTCATCACAGGCCAATCAAACAATAACGTGCCAACCGTAATAGTCCCCGTAATCACAGCCGACATTCCATTAACCGCAACTAATTTTACCACAGATCGAACCAACCCCATCAATGAAATCATAGACAGCAAACAAGCCGTTTCTGATCAGGAACAAAAAAGCACCAACACACAACAGGTAAAAAGCAATGTTCAGGACAACGATGCAGCCGCTGGTGTTTCTATTGCTAATATTGCTAGAACTCCTGTTGGTTTCAATGCCTATATGGTGGCATTGACGGATGCAAATTTCTATGCACCACGAGAAATATATCGTAACCAGAAGACCGTAGACAATGTTAGAGCTTTGAGACAATTAGCGAGTGATAGGTTGCATCAAGAAATGGTAGATTCTCAGTATAGGAAATAACATGGATTTTTTATTCAGCACTATTTTAAGCTTACATTTAGGCGTGGCACATGTGGATAATAGCATACATCCAAATCTAAGTTTATCCAAAAATGATTTAGTAGGTGGATTTTATTACAATACAGATAAATCAATTTCTAGTTATTTTGGTAAAACATTTAAACAAGATAAATTGGAAATATTTTTAGGAGGTGTTACAGGATATAAGTTACCAATTGATTCTCCTATTGCACCGATGGTTTTGGCGAGATATCAGATTGATAAAAACATTAATATTATTGCAATGCCTACAGTTGATAACAAATCTAGAAATCCTGCATTGGTTCTTGGAATAGAGTTAATATTTCACAAATAGAGGAAAAGATGGCGGAAGAAATTAAAGACGTAAACAAAAAGATTGATGATGCCCAAGCAGCAGTTAAAAAGTATGCCAGTGCTGATACCGTAATCAGCATCGGTGGCTATGAATTCACACCAGCCAAGCTCATGGTAGCCTTTACTTTGGTATCAAGTATATTGGGTGGCCTATACGGAGCCTTTGAAGTATATAAAGATTATGTGGGTATGAAGAAAAAAATAGCCGAATACATAGCACCTGACCTAACAGAGTTTGATAAACGTTTGGCCTTGATAGAAGAAAACGCTGCCAAAACACAGAAGGCAGTTCAAGAAGGTTCGGACAAGACTGCTGAATACACCCGAGACATCAAGAACGATCTCAAGAATGACATACGTCGCATTGAAAAGACCGTAGAAGAAGTCGAGCGTAGCAACAAAACTCAGCAACGAGAAATTGATCGAACAGTTGCCGAAGTTAAAACCGATGTTCGCAACATACAGAAGCAAGCAGATGCAAGCATAAATGCTGCAACCAAAGAAATCAATCGCATGTCTGCTGAAAACAGCAAGGCCATTGCTGCCAACAACAAAGAAGTTGATGCTCGGTTAAAGGCCTTGGATAAAAAGATCAATGACGATCTTAAGAAGGCCTTGGACAATCCACTAGCCAACAGATAGGAACTATCATGGAAAACGTTACAGATGCAATAGGTAAGTTATGGTTCTTGGGAGCAGGCGTGGTAGCCATAGCTGCCTATGCTGTAACGTTAAAGGTTAGATTGGATTACCTTGAGAAAAACTATGACAGGCAGATAACTGCACTATGGGATCAGGTCAACAAACTCAACAAAGATCTGTTTAATAAGTCAAATTAACCATACCACAAAACTAAACACAGGTATGGCGAGAAGCAACTGTCCAATCATGCGCCTCTGACTCATTTCAGCATAGTATTGTTCTATGTGATCTGGCGGCATGTTGGTTTTTGCTTCTTTGCTAAGCTCATGCATGCCTGTAACAAGAAAAAATGAACCGTAGACAATGAGAACATAATATACAATGAACCCCAGGGTATTCATTGTCGCATCCTATTTTCATCAATGAATTTAATTTCATCCACCAATGCATCACCATCGGTCTTGTAGTTATTGAAATCGCTTTTGCTAATGGTCTTGTTCAATGATTCCAGCAAATTCTGTGCTTCTTTATCGTGCTCGGCACGAGCAGCATAGAGCCATCTAAAAGCATTTTTCTTGTCACCAATCTGCATGTAGTACTTGCCCAAACTCATCATGGCCGGTACTCGGCGCTTCATGGCGCTTTCTTTTAAGTCACCTATGACGCCATCGATTTCGGTAGAACTGCTATGCGGATCTGTGAAAACCATCATGGCTAGTTTATAGCTGGCCTGTTCATTGACCTTGGCAGCTTGTTTGAGAAACTGCATGGCAAGACTGCGACTATCATTCTCTACAATGTCTACAATCTTAAGAGCCAGATCACTGGTTATTTTGTTGCAAAATTCTTTGAATACTGCATACACATAGGGCTTGAGTTCTGTGGGTACTAGATTTTTTTGACTCATGCTTATGAGTTCATCCAGGGCCTGCATGTCTCGTTTACTCACACGCCACATGAGTATGCGAGTAGCTGGACCCATCTTGCCATCTTGTTTGAATGCAAGAGCATCGTTGATATTTCGGTTTCGTGCTGCTTGATCGTTGACAACTGCGGCTATCAATTCAGCATGACTCTTGGTTGAAGTTACTTCGGGACGTTTTGTTGCTTTGGCTAGATGTGGATTGGGTTCTGCACCCGGTATGTCAATGCTCCAGATTTCCATGGGAGCAACATTCTTGAATTCCTGCATGCCACGGCTGATGAATTTCTGATCTTTTATCTTGGAAGCTACCAGTTTATGAACTTCGCTGGTCATGGTCACCCCACCATAGTCGGCTAGACTTTCGGTGCGAGCTGCTAGGTTGACTGCGTCGCCCATGAGATTGGTTCCATAGATCCATACCTCACCCATGTGCATGCCTATGCGCCAACGCATGCCATTGTTGAGTTTGCGCATGTGTTCTTGCTCTTCATTCC